CCGTGGTGGAGACAAAGTTTACCGTCGTTGCGCCGGCCTTACCGGTGTAAACCGGGGCAGTGAGGCCGGTGATGATGAGGTCATCCACCTTGCGGTTCGCCGAGGCAACCAGGCCCTGCATGTATGCATGGGTCGGGTCAGTCGCGACGCGGATGAGGTCCTTCTCATCGATTGCCTTACCCTGGTCGTAGTCCGCCAGGCCGATCCGACGACGCTCATGCGTCATCTCGCTCATGGGGTTATCCCCATAGCGGTTCGTCACCAAGTTGAGATCGTCGGCAATGCCGATGCGATCGTAATAGTCGAACTCCGAAGACTGGCGCTCGATCTCTACATACGAGCGGAGCTTAGAAGTGGTTTGCTGGAAGGCTTGCGCGAAGCCTTCTACGGAAGGAGTTGATGTACGCCTTCTCGATCTGATTGGAATTGTCCAAAGCCATTGTGAAAGGGAGTAAAATTGAACAGACTTAGTTCGTCGTTCAGGCTGCCCTTTCGGACCTGAGCATCGCGTCGCGTCGCTCACGCTACCTTTAACCCTCGGTAGTGGGGACGAGGACGGCAAAAAGCCGCTACCCCCGACGATTTAGGGTATAGCGGCCTGAATTGACCGTAGTCAATAGTATTTCGAATAATCTATATTACTTCATGGTGACACCAAATGCAGTTTCGAAGAGCTTCCTCCGCTCAGCCACCACCCGGTCATGGTTCGGGTGCGCTTTATCAAACAACGCCTTCGTGTTATCAGAGTTCTTATTGAACTCGTTTAGTGCTGCCTGGGCGGCCTCGGGTGTCGAAGCGTGGGTCTGCCGCTCTCCACCATTTCGGGCGCGGTCGTCCGTGAGGGCCTGGCCGATCTTTGCGAACATCTTAAAGACATCCGGGTGAGAACCAAGGCCGGTGGAGTCGAACATTTCCTTCACCGCATCGGAGCCAAACTCCTTCACCGCATATCGGGCGAAGTTTACCTGCTCCTCGAATTTTGCCCCGAACTCCTGCTTGATTGCCATTTCGTGTTGTTCGATCTGCTTGATGGCGGCGGTGTCGCGGGCCCTGGTGGCCTCAAACTCAGATGTGAGGTACTTGTTGAGAAGGCGCTCCGCCGCGTCCTTGGGAAGGCCAGCTTCGTGCATTTCCTTCCGCCACTCATCGACACGGGCCTTATCAAGCTGTGTCTCCTGGAGGCCCTCTGGGAGCTTGATTGCGTAGCCGTCCGGTTTCTCCGGCCGACCAAGTTTGGTGTAGAATGCGGCGCGCTCCTCCGGTGTGGAGGTTGCTGTCGGCAGAACGAGCTTATCGGCTCCGATCATGGACTGTGCGTGCTTGTAGTTCTTCGCAAGAATGGGGCCGGCTTCATCCCAGTCCTTCCCCTTGATAGATTCGAAGACCTTCTCCGAGCGAAGATCCTCAGGTAGTTTGGCGCGCCAGTCGGTGACCGTCTGGTTGCCAGTACCGCCGCCCGCTCCGGACCCTTGGTTCCCCGGAGGTGTCGTCGTGTCCTGACCAGTTAATAGACTCATACGATTTTTTGATTTTCCTCTGACCTCTTCATTTCCTCCGTGATGTAGTCGGGCAGCGTGTCCATGGAGGCGTGGACTTGCCGAAAGATAGAAAGCGCAAAGTGGCGCTGGGCCTCGTTCCAACGGATAGTGTCCGCATCCGTGGAGAGCTTGGGGTGGGTGACGCCCGCGACCCTCAGAATATGCTTCAAGACGCGCTCACCGTGGGGGCTGGAAAAGGTCTCGATATAGTCCCGCTTGATCGAGAGCCTCCGCATCAATTCATCGATCACGGGCTAATTGGGGTGAAGTCGAGATACATTTTTTGACCAGGCTTATATGCACCAATCAGGTTTGGGTTCGTGATCGTCATTTCCAATGAAATGCTGGGGGACCATAGTGCGAATGTATTGTCCTCATCACTACCATCCTCGGGGTACTTAGTGGGTTTTGGGACACCGTGAAATTTCAGGACCTCACAATTCTCCGACAATTGTGTGATCGAGCCGATCTGGACCTTGGCACGCATTGGTTTTGACATAAATTATGAAAGTTCCTGCTGCAATTGCTGGAGGCCCCCGCCCATTTGCTTGGCCTGGGCGAGATCCTTTGCCGCCTTCGCCGCGGCCGGCGCGACCTGGGTGGCCTGGGCCATCTGGGTTTGTTTCTCACGCGCGGCACGCTTTGCCTGCGTGGTCTTCGGATCGTTGAGCACCCGGTGCGGCACGTCCGTCAGGTCCTGGAGTTCAGCATTCAGTCCGTCCTCGTTGATTGAGTCCATCAGGCCCGGAAGGACCGGCAGGAGCTGGGTCAACTGACCAACATAGCTCTGGATACCCTGGCCGCGAACGGTGCTTTGGGCCTTGGCTGCCGGGCTGATATAGATCGGCTCCAGCTCTGCTTCTTGCAGGGAGTTTGGCATCGGGGGAAGAATGCCGTGTTCCGCCAGGGAATTGTAGGAGAGGCTGATCATTGGCCCAAGCAGTTCGCCCTGGATGCGACCGACCACCGGGCCCATCATGGAGAGCATCTGGTTCCGGTCGTCCATGATCTCCTGGGCCGTCTGGCGTTCCTTCTTCGTTGGACGGACAAGCCAGTCCACATAGAAGCCGCGGCGGATGACCTCGCGCCGCTGCTCGATCATGTCCACGCCCACATCGATCCGCTGCGCAGTCGGCATCGGGACAATGGGCTCCGCACCCGGACGACGGAAATTATAGGAACCCGGCGAGGTCTTGAGCGGAAGAAGAAACCCGTCATCCTCAATCTGGAGTGCGGGATCCACCATCTTCTGGGCGGCCACGATCATCGTCTTCGACATCGCATTCACCATGCGGATCTCGGGGAAGACTGATAGCGCCGGGGAACGCCCGTACAGTTCACCCGCCAGTTTCGACCAGCGGGGTACATGATAGGGCATGTAGCGATAGCCGCCTTCGTCCAGGAACTCCTCCGTATCCAAACAAACATAACACGAAGAGTAGCGCCGGAGAAGTTTGTGACGGGAACCTGGTTCGTAGTCCTCCCGCGGACAAACCGAGTGAACGACCTTCACCATGTCGCAGTCGTCCATCTTGCTCAACCTTTCAGGCAAGTATCCAAATTCCTGTTTCACCTGCCGCACGGTCCATTTGATCAGGCGGTGCACCGTATCCACTCGTCCAGCGGAGTCCTCACGGACCCAGATGTCGGCCAGTGGGTACGGGCGGAACATCAGGGCACCCTTGGCCGTATCAAACCATTGATACAGGACGCTCGTGCCAAGCCCGCCCAGATCAAGATAGTTTTCATGAAGCGAGGAATTGAAGCCCGCGTAAGGATTGCAGTATTGAGCATAGATCAGGTCGGCGACCGTTTGCAGCCAACCCTTGGCGTCAAAGGGCAGCGAGTCCAGCGGACGCCCGGCAACGCCGATCGAAAACCAGCGATCGACCGGACTTGTGTTGTAGGAGTGCAGCCCAGCCGCAAGCTGCTCCAGGGCCCAAGGAGCCGTGCCATCGTAGATGCGCCGCCGGGCGTCCGCTGCGTTGATACCCCCACCGCCAAAGTCCGCCGTATCTGGGCGGACAAGGTCCTTTAGTTCCTGGAAAATGGAATCCCAACCATTGCGCGCTCGCACCATCTCCTGGTGCCGGTCGAGCACGACCTTCGCCCTCGGATCAATTTGGCTTTCTGGACATCAGGTGAGAGGAGTTCCGAGGATCGTTGAGCGACGTGTCTGAGATTGGCTTTCCTGGGACCCGCCAAGGATCGTACCCTTCCGGCCGTTACGCGGCATGGCTTCATTCAGCACCGAACGCGCTGTGGCCGTGGCCTTCGCGGGAGCCGGAGGCGCGGGCGGAGGCGCGGGTGGTGGGGGACTCGGTGCTGGACCTCCGCCGCCCATCAGGTTTCCTTTTTATACAGGTTATCCATGCGTAGGTGCATCGTTGGTCGGAGACACCGGGATAGATCGCATGAAGCGTTCTGTCGAGTAGTATTTGACATCAGTCTCACCTTTCATGCGTCGGACAAAGCCAAAGAACGGCTTTGTGTATGGCATGAGCTTAAACACTGTCGCCATGAGTACGGCTGGGTCACCCGTGGGGTGCATCTCCGCCCACCAGATAAGCCAAGCGTCCAGGCGCTCAGGATCTTCGATCCCGGCAACCAGGTACCCAGGTCCTTTGAAGACATAACCGTGATTCCACAGACGGTCGAACACGAGGGGCCAGTCAAAGCCCTCGGAGGTAAACGCCACTTCCGCCGACTTCATGAAGTCGTAGGGTTCAGCGGGCGAAAGGGTCATACTCTTCGGATCGATCGGGTCGTTTTGCATTTTTGCGGGACGGGTTGTTCATGCGCAGCCCCATGGCCAGGTAGCGAAAGGCGTCAGCCGGGTGGGAAGCCCAGTCATGAAGGGGCTTGTCGCGATAGACGCGGAGCTTCTCGTCCCACTGCTTCCGGTAACTTTTCAGGGCCTCGATCCCGCGATAGCAGTTCTTTTCGTCCATCCGGCAGCGGGGCAGCATCTGGCGAACCGCCTCGATGCCGTCATTGACCTCATGCATGGGCACCTGTGTGAAACGAATCCCCAGGTCACGGGCCAACTGGAGCCGGGTCTTCCCCGTGATCAGGTCCGTGGCCGCAATGTCATGCGGGGCAAAGTGCGTCCCGAAGACCCAGTCCCCTTTGTTCGCGAGATCCCGGAGCAACTTGATGTAGTACGCCAGGCCCTCACCTGTACCCTCGATGTACTGGATGCATTGGGGGTCTCCGTTAAAAAGCTGGAAGCACCAAATCGCCATGGAGTCATTTACTCCAAGGTCCCAGGCCGTATGGACCTCCAGGGCCTGGTCGTGGGGCACATCCCCAATGCGCTTCTGCTCCACCATGATCGACATGCCCTTCTCGTAGTACGATCCCTGGAGCGCCGCGTCGAAGGAGCAGAAATACTCCTGCTGGATCAGGGGCTCTTCGACCCCCATCTTCCGGTCTTCCTCCACGACTGATGGATCTACGGCCCCGGTCGTCTCGATCGTCTCGATACTGACGTACCACTTCGGGTTCTTGATGGCACCTGGAGATCCATCCTTCCCGTAGATCAGTTGATGAAAGTGGTTTCGACCGCGGGGCGTTGATGGAAAGATGGCCCAACCCCCATTTTCGTTGAGGATGGGCCGCACCAGGTCGAACGCCTTCGGGTCCATCAAGGCGTACTCGGAGAATACAGCCCCAATGCAATTGATGCCGACCAGCTTGTCCGGATCGTCGGCCCCAAGGACCTGGTACACGGATCCATTTTTCAGGATGAGCCTCATCTCCAGGTCGCTGCGGGCCTGGACCAACTCGTCGGGAAAGGCGCTTAGGAACTTCTTTCCATTCCGATCGATACCATTCCAGATGACGCGGCGTCCCTGGTTCGCGTAAGGGAACACATGGATGTAGAGGCCGACCCGAAATTGGGAGGCGACTGCCGTCCAGTTGATGGCCGTGTGGTCCTTACCTTCTGCGGCGGTGGTGGCAGAGAACAGCGCGGGCCCCTACGGGCGTTTCCTGCATGTACTGCCAGAACCCCTGCTGGTACTCACGGGGCTTCCAGTTGTTGGCCGGGAGGTGTACTTCAACCATGGGAGTGTTCTTCGAGATAAGGGATCACGACCGTGTGTAATTGGTGCAGCAGGACATCAATATCCTTTGGACCACGGAACCCGACTCGGAAATTATACTGCGGACCGTCGAGGGTGAGCAGGACAAAGGGCTGGTTTGTGCGCTGGAAACTCTGGCAGGCATCATCCAGGAAGTCTCGGGTTCCTACGGTTTTCACGAGGCGGTCGTTGTTTCCACCATGGCCGGCTTCTCGGTATGGATCTTCGGCGCACCCTGGTCCTTTTTCGGGAAAACAAATTGGGTGACAGTCACCTTTACCCCTGTGTCTGCGGCCTCATTTGACGGCTTCGGGGTTGCGAGCTGGGGAACCAGGAACGGCAGCAGGGCTTTGTGGATCGCGATCTTCTCGGACTCCTTGATCTCGTCGCTCTGTGTCAGTTCGATCAGGGACTGGATCGGGTTGTACCGCATCTTGGCTGCGGTACTTTCCACCAGTAGCCGCAACTCTGTCACGCTCTGGGGCTTGATGACCAGTTTGGCTGCGGCGGCTATGGACAGTCGCTTCTGGGTTTCAGAGGTGACGCGGCCCCCGCGCCAGTTCAGAAGGTCGCGTTCCTGCTCAGTGATGGGGAGGTCGTTCTTAACCTTCTCCTCGACGATCTTCCGCTGGGCAATCTTGGCTGCCTGGGCCGCACGGGCCTTCAAAACATTCTTCTGGCCCCTCTCCTTCTTGGCGGCGGCGCTCTTTTCGCGTGAAGGCTCCAAGGCTCTGAGGGCCTTGGCCGTCCGCTCTGCCTGCTTTCGTTCGAAAGCGGCAATGTCTGCGGAGTCCTGGTCTATAGGTTCAGCAGGATCTTCTCTTGATTTCCTCGGCCACGGTCCAGGTTGTGATCCTATAGAGTTTCACATTCAAGCCGTTTTTGAGGGATTTGGGTAAAAAGTGCTTTGTTGCAAAGGACCTGAGGTTATTGGCCTTATTGCCGGCAATATTGGCTGTAACCCCTGTCCCTAATATAGAGGTTCTCCTCTGTAGATGAGGTCAGTTATTACGGATATTGGATATATTGGGGTATTTTTTCACAGTGTCCAAAATACAGGGAATACTTCATTTTATTTTATCCCAGAAGAACCCAATACATCTAATATTTCAATAGCTTCATAGGAGGTATATAGGAAAAAGAACTATTGGGTAGGGCTCATCGGTAATATTGCCAATAAGGCTTTTTGCACGGATTTGGAATATACCCGTGGGTCCCCCTCTCCTTGCCGGTCCGTAGAGCCTTTCCCCCTCTACCCCCGGTTCAACCGAATCGTTGATCCCAAGGTCCTCAGGTCCTGGGAATCTTCGGGCCTGCTACTGCAAGTGAACCACAGACCCTGCGCTATTGTGGATCTAAGCAACAAAGCTGCCAAGGGAGCGTGTAACTGAGGATCTGCGGACCTTAGCGCATGAGGACGACTAAGCCTCAGAGCCCACGCTTCTATGGTTCTTGTATGTGATATCAACCATCCGACTGCATAGGCCCTTAGGTCCAAAGCGCCTTCGTAACAAAGCGGCCACTCAGCAACCCACGATCAGCATCCAGACCAAGGCTATCATCACACGCGACTGGCCAGCATATTATGGCCCCAAGACTCCAAGGCCCTAAGAGACTGCTAACGAAGGCGCTTCGCGGTCTGTTTCTGTGTATGAACACAATACTCATCAACAACAGTATCGCATATCAATTCACGGTCATGCCATCACGCGCTGTGGTGACCATCATCAAGACCAATGATGATCGCAAGATCAACGGAGGCATTCTCAGCACTGAACGCGCACGCAAAATGTACAGAGCCCTGGTTGCTCGTGGATTCAAGAAGGAGGCAGCATGAACGCTATCGACGAGATGAATCAACGCACTGAGTACGCAGGCTACAACGCAGCATCCGACGAGGATTACTCCATCAGAGCTGAGCAAAACTTACCATAAGATCCAAAGGCCCTTCGGGGTCTTTGCCATGTGAACAACCAGTATGTTGCTGGTTAATAACTGTATCAAAGAACAAAAGATCCATATGAACGCATCCTCATCCCAACTCCGCCTCGTAAAGTCCAACGCTCTCGCACTCATCGGCGACATGCGTGATTGTCAGAAGAAGTTCACCACTCTCTCCGAATCGGCGAAAAACCTCAGCATCCTGCCTGAACGAAAAGCAGATGTGAGCGACATCGCTTATATTGGTCAAATCGCAGCGATTGCGGCCGATGAAGAGATCAGCCTTCTGCGCTCTGAGTCCATCAACGATGTGAAGGCCAAGATTGACGGCAAAAACCCCAACACAGGCTCACGACGCACCTGGCTTGGCCGCAAACTCAACAGTTTATCCGCCATTGTTGGTTGATCGAAGAACCACAGATCCAACTCATCCTTAGAATCATTATGTCCACAAACGCAAAATACGGTGTCTTCGCAGCAATCGTGAACCTCATCAGTGTACTCCCATTCGGTGAGCGCCCTGTGATCTTCACTCGTCTCAAGGTAAAGGACGGCACAGCCGAATACACGCATGCCATCCGCCTGAACAACGCATCATCCATGCGCATCGGTCTCACCGAACTACGTGGCGCATTCCCAAAGGAATTGGGGCCGCTCAACGACGAGCAGGTAATCATCGAACTCATGACCAAAACGAAACTGTTCGTTGACCGTGAGCTTGAAATCTCCATCGAGCCACAAATCAACAAAGAGGGCAAGGTGGCCAAAGATCCAAAAACCGGAGCGGAGTACTTCAATGTACGACTGCGATCCAATGTCCACGACATTGACCCGGACACCGCCACCAAACTCGTCCAGGGCATGATGAACGGATTCACGACCAAAGAAGCCGTGGACAAAGAATTCGCAGCCTGAGTCATTCACCAAAGAACCACAGACCCGTAGGCCCCAAAGCCTGCGGGTTTTTCTTTTTGTATGATCTCTACTCAACGACTTACGGCCATCATCAACAAGGCTCGCGAAGCAAAGAAACGCGCGGACCTTCTATCCCAACGATGGGCAGCTCGCATTGCCTATCTGGGCAGTGATCGAACCTTCGGTGAACAACCCCAATGGGTTCAACAGGCCCTCAGAGCCAAAGGCATGACGCGGGAATGGCTGCCCGAGGTGTCCGCCTCTGAGCACAAAGACCTCATTCGTGACTACCCTGCACTGGCCAAATGGACACGACTCCAGGGTTCCGGTCGCGATGACTGGATGGACCTCGATCCCATGATCCAGGCCCAACGTCCTGTGATCCGTGAAATCTGGGTCGGTGCACGTTCCATGGGCTGCATCGTCGGGGAATCCGCAGAAACAGAGTCCGAGGGCCTGAGTGCCTCACAGCTCGATCAAGAGGACGCTGCTGAACTAACGGATCTCCAGACCATGCTCTATCACGATGCCGCCACAGGCCAACCGATGATCGAGGACGACGAAACAGGACAGTGGCGTCCCATCACAACCGGCGACAACATCCTCATCGTTCGTGGCAGTAACGACAACTTGGACGCGCTCTTCCTTGAAGAAGGTGACGATCCACGTCCACAATCAGACCATGAGTCCTACGGAACAGATCACAAATACTCTGATCGATACCGAGCTAACAACGGTCTTGAAGAAAATTTTCTCAACGAACCCGGCTACAAGCTACCTAACAGTGCATTGCCGGAAGGTACCCGGTGGCAACCTGACGATCTCGATATTCGCAGACTCGCTCAGGAACTCGCCGCTCGCATCATTTCACGCAATCCCAACTTAGAGCCTCAGCTCCTCAGTATCACTGACGAGGCTGAATCACGGCTTCGGCGCATCGCCAAGGACCTTTCGTTCGATAACGAGGGGGCCATGGTAGCCGGCCATTTCGTCACCAGGGATGAATTCTTTGGGACTCTCGAGGCCAATCGAATGGCCTATGACGCCGCTGTCCAACGCTACGAAAAAGACGAGCACGGACGACCCAAACGGCGTGATTACGCGGGCGTAGTCCGCAAGGCACCACCAGCCGCCATG